TAAGCAAGAAGATGTATTGATCTACACCTTTGAGTTTAGACTAAATCAAGCAACAACATAATAAAGGAAAAAGCGATGGCTTACATTAACGTCAGTGCTCCTACACAAAATGCTGTGATCCAAATCTCTACTGCTAGTATTGCTACTACCAGTTCTGGTTACATCATCCCAGCACTACAGGATGTCACTATCAACAACGCAGCGGGCGTATTCAACTGGACTCAGTTGGATACATTTGCACAATTAGCAGTTTCAACACCTGCTACAAACAGCATCAGTGCTAACCTAGTGTTAGACTCAGCTACATTCTTCGCAGCTACAAATGGCGTGCCTGGATTGTTTGACTTGAGTAATGACGCTACTGAAGTTTACTTCCGTGTATACTTCAATGGTCGTGGATCTGGTGCCAAGTATGTGTCTGGAAGTGGTTTCATTACCAACCTAGCACCTACTGTCAACCCAACTGCGCCTGTATGGGTATCTCCAATCACAATCTCTGTGAACGGTGACCTAACTGCAAGCTCAGTTTAATTAGAAATAATTGACGACTGAAAAAGGGCTCTTTAATAGGGCCTTTTTTCTTTTACAGTAAATACATTCGCTAGGAGATTAACATGGATCTACGAGACCACTCGGAAGAGGATCTGATAAAAAGTTTAGAAGCAGAGATTGCTAAGTCTCTTGCTGAAGTTAAGAACGCACAGGGCGATCTTGACAAGATTAACTCACGTTTAAGATTTGCATTAGCAGTCTTACACATTATTAAAGATAAAAAGGAATAAAGATGAAACTTACACAATTAGCCGCAAAACCCCAATTAATCAAGATTGAACTTAATGACGAAGACACCGTTAAAGAGTTCGGAGAAAGCCTTGAGTTTTGGATCTGGGATCGCCAACCTATGGACAAATATATTAGACTTGCACAAATGGGAACAGATAATATGGGCGAACTCATCCAAGCAGTAAATGAAATGGTTCTTGATGAAGAAGGACAATCGGTTATTAAAGATGGATTAATGTTGCCAACAGCAGTAATGACAAGGGTCATTGGTAAGGTTGTTGAAACATTGGGAAAGTAACGCAGGAGGCTATAGATCCTAACAGTCTAGAAAGTGGTTTAATTATCACACTAGACAGAATGGGGCAACGCTATAGTTTGTTGCCCAGTGAAATAATCACAAGGGCAACAACCTTTGATTTGGTTATTATGGACTCGTCGATGACATTAGAGAACCATATGCAGCAATCAAGTAAAGAAGGTTATATTCCTGATATTTCAACAGAAGAGTTATTGAAGATAAAGGAAAGAGCATGAGTTTAAATTTTAAAATCACCATAGATGATAAGATTACTCCATCAACTAAGGTTAAGCAGAAGCAATTGGCTTCTGTTCCCAAGGATGCTTTCATATTCTTCAAGGCTCATACACCAATTAAGACTGGCTATGCACGGTCTCATACTTTTCTAAGTAAAGATACAATTGTCGGAGCGTATCCTTATGCACAAAGATTAGATGATGGATACAGTCGTCAAGCACCAGATGGTATGAGCAATCCCACAGAAGCATATATCAAGAAACGTCTTGATGCAATTTTAGGAAAGAAATAATATGGCGGATTTAAACTATAAAGCCACGGTAGATGTAAGTCAAGCTGAGCGTAGTCTTAGTAATTTACAAAAGTCAGTAGGCGGCCTTAATGATACATTTATAAGACTTAAAAGCACATTGGCTACAATTAGCCTAGGTGCTGTTATCAGTCAAGCATTACAGTTTGCTGATGCCATTAGTGATCTTAGTGATGCCAGTGAGATTGCCATTGGTAATATTGTTGGGTTTCAGAATGCAGTTATGGCCAGTGGTGGATCTGCAGATGGTGCACAGAAAGCTATTCTTCGTTTAGTCAATAGTATCGGTGAAGCGGCAGACGGATCAGCTAGTTTGCAACAAGCATTCCGTGATGTAGGTGTTACCATTGAAGACCTACGTAACATGAGTAATCAAGATATTTTATCTAAGACTATTTCAGGATTAGATAAAATGGAGAACAGTGCCAAGCGCAGTGTTCTAGTTACACAGTTGTTAGGCAAAGAATTCCGCAATGTTGCCACAGGTCAATTAGGTGCTGCCTATGCAGAAGCCACAGCTAAAAGTCAACAATATTCCGATGCTATTGCCAAAGGTGCAGCAGCACAACAAAACATTGATAAGACACTAAATGAATTTAAGATTGGTTTATTAGAAGCAATCAAGCCACTTACTGAACTTATTGCCAGTGTCAATGTGGGTGTTGATGGATTTGTTAAATTCTTTGATGCTATCAAGGCAGGTTTAGTTATTATTGGGTCATTATTAGTCATCACTAAAGTAATCCAAGTAATAAGAGTACTAATTCTTATCTTTGCTGAACTTATTTCAACTGCTGGTGGCTTTGTAAATCTTGTTAAAAATATCTACAATGGATTTGGTGCTTTGATCACCAATGTAGGACAAGCAAGTAGCACATTTAGAGGAATCTGGATTGTTATAAAACAAGTTGCGGCAATAATTGGTGAAACTTTAGCACCTTTAATACAACTTATTACTCCAATGTGGAAAACTATGGCATTTGCCGCAGGAGCCGCATTTGAATATATCTTTGGATGGTTAGATCCTGCTATTGAAAAGATTAAAATATTTGCACAGTATATTGGTTTAATAAAAGGTGATAATGGAGGTGGTGCTGGTAGAGGCAATGGACAAGCAGAAATGGATCAGCGCAAGAAAGATGCTGAAGAAGCTGCCAAGAAAGAACAAGCACTTCGTGAAGTACTTGACCGTCAAGCAGAAGCCCGCGGCAAAGTCTCACTTGAATTAAGACAACAAATTGATAATCTAGCTATTGGATTAAGTCGTCAGACTGAATCTATCGCACTAGAAGCAAGATTAATTGAATTATCTAAGTTGAAGAATGTAATTAGTGAAGATCAAGTTGAAATCATTAAAGCACAAGATGATGCTAACGTTCAACGTCTTGCTAAACTAAAAGATATTGGACAACAACAAGAAAAATTACGCTTTCAATTAAAGTTTGCCAAAGATGAAGATAAAGCAGGCATCGAAGCGCAAATAGGTGCTAATGAAACATTACGTAAGAAAGTTGAAGAATATTATAAAACACATAATGATAGTTTAGATTATAATATTACTAAACTTCAGACAGCACGTAAGTTAGATGCAGCTCGTCTCCAAGACATGGAGAACATGAAAAAATCTATTGAGGACCAAATTGCTCGTCAACAACAACTTGGCGAAATAATGAGAGGTATTAATGATAAGAAGGTTGATCTAAATTTTGAAAAGAGTTTAAAAGGTCTAACACCATTACAAAAAGAAATTGCCAACATTCAAGAATCTGCACGTAAGGCAGCGTTAGAAGCAGGACGTAGTTTCTCAGCAGCATTTGACAGCGAAGATGGATTAACGCCCGAGCGTTCTAAAGAACTTGCTGATGGATTAGGTCAGATTGCACAAGGCTATAAGGATATTGCTGCGGCACAAATTGAATCAATCAATAATATTAATCCTTTAATGGATGCTTGGGAAGAATACAAGAACAAAGCATTAGACAGTTCAGCACAGATTAAGAACAGTTTTGAAAACTTTACTAATGGCATGGAAGATGCATTGGTCAAGTTTGTTATGACTGGTAAGTTAAGTTTTAAAGATCTAGCACAAAGTATCATTGCAGACTTGGCTCGTATTGCTGCCAAGCGTGCTATTGTTGCCATTGGAACAAGTTTGTTTGGATTTGCCAATGGTGGACCAGTTATGGGCAAGACACCAATTATGGTTGGTGAACGTGGTCCTGAATTGTTTATTCCACAATCAGCAGGTAAGATTGTTCCCAACAGTGTTCTAAATGGCAGCGCCGGTGGTGCTGGATCATCTCAGGGTGGCGGACAGACAGTTGTTAATTACAATATACAGGCAGTTGATGCAAGTAGTTTCCGTAGCCTAGTTGCACGTGATCCAAGCTTCATCTATGCAGTAACAGAACAAGGCCGTCGTAGTCAGCCAACAAGGAGCAGATAATGTCAATACAAAATATTATAGATAAGGCACAGCAGATTGAAATAGATCGTCGTAAGATCATTAGTCAGAGTATCAGTCGAAGCCAGCGAATTAAAACTGCTGAACGAAGCACTGCACAGCCTTGGAAGTTTAAGATTACTCCTCCTGGTAGCTTGCCATGGACTGCCAGCAGAGGATTCATTGAAGTTATTGACTTTAACGATCGTTCAACCGAATATGAGATCAGTCTAAACAACAATTCAGGAATGAATTATATCACCAGTTATCTAGGCAGTATTACTCAGGGACAATTGAATAGTCTAACTATTCAAGCAGTGGGCACCAGCACAATAACAATTACAGGTATGCCCAGCGTTAGCAGTAGCACAGTAATATTTGCCAAGGGTGATTTAATACAACCAAATAATAGTCGCTATCCTTATACTGTAGTTAATACAGTGGTCAGAGGAGCAACTACAACTACTTCAGTAACTTTGAATAGACCTATAATTACTAGTGAAGGAATTACTCTAACAAGTCAAGGATTGAAAGTAGGAAATAGTTGCACCTGGCGTGTATTGATCAGTGGACTGCCCACATACCAACTTGTGCCTATGCAACAAGTTCAATACACAGGTGACTTTGAATTAATTGAGAAGATTATATAATGGCCAATGTAATTCCCGCAGTAACGGCGACCAACATCAAGCATTGTTTGCTGATTGATATCACAGTTAATACAACTACATATCGATTAAGCAATGCTTATGCACCTATTACCTATAATGGTAATGCCTACACTCAGTTAGGTCACTTTATGTCCATGAGTGAAATTCAGGATGATCTAAGAATTACCAACAATCAGATTTCGATTACACTTAGTGGCATTCCACCTGATGATGGCAGTCCTAACTATATGAGCATAGTACTAAACAGCAATTTAAAAGGCAGTGCTATTAAAATCTATCGTGCATTCTTTGATATTTCAAGCGGATACTACGATCCTACTCAGGTATATTTGCGATACAGTGGATATGTTTCTAACTATTCATTAAATGAAAACTGGGATCAAGAAAACAAATTGGTTAGCAATGCCATTGGTATTCAATGCAGCTCTATTCATGCTATCATGGAAAAGAAATACAGTGGGCGAAGAACTAATGATGGTGATCAACAGTATTGGTTCTCAGGCGATACAGGTATGTATAAAGTTAAGTCATTGGCAGACAGTCAGTTCGACTTTGGTAAGCCATACTCTGCTCCAGCCACTGCCGCAGCAGATACTCCAACTTATGATGGTGGTGGAGCTTAACAATGATTCGACAAGCTACACAAGCAGACACAATGACTGTGGTAGGATTGCTTAAACAATTCTTACTTGAGACCAGTTATGAACAATCCAAAGCGGCCGCTGATGACTTAGAACATCTATGCAAATTAACTTGGATGACATTTCAACATGGTTATGTGTGGCTTGCCTATGTTGGCAGCGAACCAGTTGGATTATTAATGGCTATCAAGGAACCAAACATGTGGTATCCTCGAGCTAAAGAATTAAAAGAGATTGTGTGGTTTATTGCACCAGAGTATAGGAAGAATAGTATCGGTGGAAAATTGTTCCTAAATTACTGCAAAAAGGGTGAAGAGTTGCTGAAATCAGGAATGATTCAAGGCTATTTCACCACTAGAATGACCACAACAGACACCATTGACTATGAGTCAAGAGGTTTCAGATTAACAGAACAAACGTATCTAAAGGAATAAAGACATGCCAGCATTTACCTATGTTGCCAGTATAATTGTAGCCGAGGCATTTGGAATTATGTTTGCGGCCGCAGTAGGATCAGCTGGCGTTGCATTTGTCACATCAGCCATTGCATTAGGATTGGCTATCACTACAGCACGCCTATTGGGATTGACCGGAGGTGGAGGCGGAACAGCACAAGATCCAGGCGTGCGTATTCAATTGCCACCAGCTACCAATAACAAAGTTCCTATTGTATATGGAACAGTTAACACCAAAGGCACAGTAATTGATGCACGTATTAGCAATGAAAACAAAACAATGACCTATGTGTTGGCCTTAAGTGAGCAAACACAAACAGGCACGTTTACCATTGGAGACATTTATTGGAACGATCAGAAATTAGTATTCAGAGGAGCAGGCAGTGAACACATTGTTGCATCCTCTATTGATCAGAACGGTCTAGGTGAAAGTAATACAAACTTTGATGGATTAATTCGTATTCGTGTTTATAGTAGTGGTACTAATTCTACTCAGCAGATCTTTCCTGCACAATCTACAGGTAATACTTCTAATGCAAGAACAGTCATTGGTGAAAGTGATACTAACTATCAACTTTACGGAACTGTCTATGCAGTTGTGCAAATTGATTATAACAGCGAAAAAGGCATTACTGGTCTGGGACAAATTACATTCCAGGTCAGCAATTCTTTGGCAAATCCAGGTTCAGTTTGGTATGATTATATCACCAGTCAACGTTATGGTGCGGGTATCCCTGTTACACAAGTTGATACCAGTACTTGCATTGCATCTACTACTACAAGTCTATTGGGCTGGAGTAATACTATTCCTAGCAATCAATTCTTAACTGGCGGCACAACAGCATCGACTCAGGTTCGTTACCAAATCAATGGTGTTATTTCTGCAGGTGAAACTGTTAAAAATAACCTAGACAAAATCAGCATGGGATCTAATGCATGGACTACTTTTGATTACAATCAAGGTAAATGGAAAGTTATTCTCAATCGTGCTGCCACAGCAACGGAATTGAATAATGCATTTGAATTTAATGATGATAATATTATTGGTGATGTTGGCATCACTGCCACTAACTTGGAAGATTTATATAATGTATTAGAAGTTGAATTTGCCAGTCGTAAGATACGAGATCAGAATGACTACTTCCGTGGTGCAATTGACTCTAGTGAGATGAATGACTTAGAACCATCTAATACATTAAGTATGAGATTAGACATGGTTAACAACGCATTGCACTCAGCTCGCATTGGATTAATTGAGCTTAAAGGCAGTCGTGCTGATTTGATTATTACATTCCGCGCTGACTATTCTGCATTACAATGTGAAGCAGGTGATGTTGTTAAAGTTACCAATGATGTTTATGGATTCGAAGAAAAATTATTCCGTATCAGTAAGATGCGTGAAGTGGAAGATGAATCAGGTGGTATCACTGTTGAAATAACTGCACTAGAATACAAATCCACAGTTTACACAGATGAGACATTAGAAGATTCAGCAGATACTCCAGGTTCAGGTATTCCTACATTTGGTGGATCAGCTAGTTTGCCAGCACCAAGTGCTCCTACAGTGGCCACTATCTCTACAACTACACCTAGCTTTAGATTAGAAACAACTATTGATGCTGCGTCAACAGGAGTTGACGAAATTCAATGGTGGTATAATACAACCAGCACTGGATCATTCAGTTATTTTGCTAATGAGTATCCAGCAGGCGGAACTTACGTAGGTGGCGTAACTGTTACTGATGTGGTAACATTACCTATTGCTGGAACATTCTACTTTAAAGCAAGGACAGGATTAGGATCTAGATATAGTGAACTTTCAAGTTCAAGCTCACCGGGCTTCTATTGGAACCCAAATGATTACGGTGGCATTTAAGGAAAACTCATGGCAAACGGCGTATTAGATTACCAACGATACCTAAACACATTACAAACTCTGAATGATTTAGGTCAGACTTTTCCCAGCAACCAACAGACTTATAATTTTAGTGTAGCTGGTGGCACAACTGCCTCTTGGACTTGCACCATCAGTTGGGAAACATTGATATTAGATACTGTAAGTTACTCAAGTCAGGCAACTGGATATATTCCTAATGTTGATAGCAGTCAAGTTATAGGTTATTATGAAGGAAGCACCAGCACACAATATAGCACTGGTGTTATCAGTTTGCCCGCCAATATGTATGCTGGACCTATTCTACCAGGTGGTGATTATCATGTTCCTCTAACAGTAGTTCACTTACAATGGTTTGATGGAACCACCACATACGCACAGCAAATTGGATTCATTCAGAATTGGGAGCCTGGTGTTGAGATTGCAGATCCTACTCTTGATTTTAATTATTTTCCTGTCTATTCTATACCCAGCACACTAACGCTAACTGGTGATACTGGTATTGTCTATGGTGATAACCTAACACTGACAGCCACTACAGACATGACAATTGACCTAGGCGTCAATGCAACTAGAGTTAGATTTTATCGTGAAAGCACTGGAACAAACATAGTATTAGGCACGGCTTATTTTACAGGCACAGTGGCCACATTGGTTGTTCCTACAAATCCTAATTTGCCTATTGGCAATTATAATATCTATGCAGTAAGTCAGCCTAGAGGTATCTATCGTTCAGCAACTTCTAACACCTTGAATGTTCGTGTCGAAGCAGGCGTTCCTTTAATTGTCACCACATCAACCTTTACACCAAGTCAAGCATATTATTATCCTGGACATACTGTAAATTATAGATTAGGTGTTATCGCAGATCCGGCCTTTACTGCCACTGGTGTTGCCATCGCTAATCCTATTGATATTAAATTAGTAAATGCATTTACACCTTTTACTGAAACAAACATTCTATCGGCTAATTTCCAAAACGGGCAGACAACAACTAATTTCACTGTGCAAAGTTCAATGATAGATGTTAGTAGAACTTACCCACAAACACAATATAGTATAACAACTAGCACACAGAACAGCACACAATACACTGCTACTTTATTTGTATCTAATACAGAAACCGTAACAAGTAGTTGGGGTTATCAGACACTGGGTAGATATCGTGCAGGCTCAACATCAACTACTATAAATGTAGCCACAAGCACTAGTGTGACTGTTACAGGACAATCTTTTCCACTAACAATAACACAGAGTAGCACATCAACTTATTTTGATGAATCTTTTAGTATAACAGTGAACACTAATACTGCCACCTACTACACTAACATTAGCCTAATAGCTAATAATGGCAGCACTAGCACTACATTATACAGTGGAAACAATAGTGGAGCCGGTATTTTCACAGTCAGTAATATAATCATAAGCACAACTGGTACTTGGACTATTACTGCCAGTTATCCAGGTGACTTGGGTATAAGTTTAGTTAATGCTAACTTACCTAGCACTAGCAACTCACTTTCACATAGGGTAAGATTAGGTAATGATTTATTGCCTACTCCTATCGTAACAACAACCAGCACTGTTAGTGGTGATACAATTAAAATTACTGCTAACACCAGCACCACATTAACCAACACGTTGACATTTAAGTATGACAATGATATTCTAGGAACAGGCCAGTGGGAAAGATATAACATTGTCACTGCAACCACTACAACCACTGTTCTTTGGGCAGGATTAACTGCCACTATGGCAACATTAAGTGGCGGTTTTGAAAGAAACTGGGATGGTGTTTATGGCACCCCACAGATGTTGATAGAGCCTGCTAATGGTTGGAGCTCAGAATCCGGACCATATTGGGATTCTTGGTATGGCGGTGGCGCTGGATATCAGTCAGGAAGAACTTCGATACCATACAGCAATACCACAGCCGTTAAGATCAACTCTCATAGATTGTTTAAGTATTATGACGGAAGCAATTATAATTTATCAGCTGTTACCGGAACAAATTATAGTGAAATTGCAGATCCTATTACATTTGGAACAACATGGAATACTGATTATAAAGGAACACTCAGCGTAAATGGCAATGAGCTATTTGATTATGCTTCAATTTATAGTTCAATCTTAGATTTTAACGGTGCTTATTATAAAGCAACAGATCAAGTTAAGGTCAACATATACGATGTTTATAAAACAGACCTAGTAGGTGATACTAGAGGTTATAATGTAGTAGGCCTCGATGCGGCGACATATACAGGTCCAACTAATGTGTCTGAAGAGAATCCTCGCAGATTATATTTTAGAGTTAACAAATACAAGTCTTATGTTACTGGAATTAGTTATTTTCCTGCAAAACTTAGATATATTGAATTAGTTGAATATATCGGTGAAGTTGAGTGGACAGTTCCTTATATTAATCAAGCACAGGAAAATGGAACACAACCTAGAACAAAGATCAAGGTCAAGTTGTTTAGATTTACTCCAACCATTCCACAAACTAGAAGGGAATTTAGAACTAACTTTGGCAATACCGGAACATTAGAAGCTGCATTGCCCGATCCAATCCTTACAAATAAAATAAACACTGGCACAACTTTTGAAACAAATGGTCTTAGAATCGCAGAATATTCTACAACTTTAAATGGTGGAACATTCCCTCAATATCAACTAACCGGTGAAGCCATTGGATGGTCCACCAATACCAATGTTTTAAAATATTCTAAATTTAGAGGTGCGGGAACTCGATTTGCTGGATCATTTCAAGAATGGGAAGATGCAGGTATCAGATGGTCTAATTATGGAGTAAAAGTTTGGCAATCTACAAATCCAGGAAATGCTGCTGCGGATGATCTTGCAGATTTCTATAATGAATGGTATATGACATTCTCAACTGGTGCGGCTGTATATCAGAATAATAATCCTCATTATTGGTCTGGTAGTGCTAGAAGATTTGCTCCTAACCCTACTTGGGTAAGCTTCGATCCTATCACTTCGACCAGCACAAGTTATACATATACGCCTACTGATATTCAGTTTAGTATATTAGAATTACCTGCTGACACACTACCTGACGAAACCGGAGTTCATGTCACTTGGACCGGCACATTAAGTTTGCCAATAATTTATGGTAGATACAATCCTTTTGACATTTACTCTCAACCAATGTATATTGTCAATCCGGCAGAAGCATACAATGTAAGTATCGGAAGTTATATCAGTCCTAATACTTCTACGCAGTATCTAGAATATTCCGCCACTAAAGTATATCCTACAAACCCAGTCAAGTTGACTGCAACTATCGATTCCGTTATTCCTGTTAATAGTGGAACAATGCAATTTATTAATGTGGCAACCGGGGCTGTGATTACCAGCACCAACATTGTTAATGGTGTTGGTACTGCATCTATCTATGCTAATAATTTAACCACTGCCACTGTAGCAACCAATGCAACAAGTGGTGTTCCTGTATTTGTTAAGACCAAGGTAGTGGGACGTGATGATTTCTCATTCAGCGATTTAAGATTAGAAGCATTTAATTTTAGTGGATTTACATACACTTCAATCAATTCTAATTTTACAGTTACTAACTTTAATGCATATCCATGCTCAACATTTACTAACACAACAGAAGTATGGCCTAAACAAGGTATTGCAACACAAGTAGTTAAACGTTTTTATAGTTCATACTTTACCTACCCTGATTATGGCGCCATAATATTAACTGGCACACTAGAAATTGTTGCACCTTACTTTGTCAAGGGTCGAGACAGCTATTACAAGAATGGAGTATTCTATCCAATTTATGGTGATTTTAGTAGCCTTTATATAACTGTATCTAGTGGAGCAAATTATCCAGGAGTTGCTTATAAAGAAGCTATGTTAAATCCTATTAATGCTAACGTGCCGGTAGCAGGTCCTATTGATGGTGTTCCTGCTAAACAAAGCGGTTCGGGCAGATATAAGATTGAACAATCAAGTGTTCAGGATTCACCTAATATTGTTACATTGCAATTTAACAACAAGGTTGTATGGTACGATAGCCAAAATCCATTAGCTGGGGCAAATCGTTTCTACACTAGACCGCCTACATTTACTTGGGATAGGTTAGATATTAGAGTCAGCATTGAAGCTTATGATGATGACAACAATCTAGTGGCAACAATCCCAGCAAACTGTTTGTTAGGTTATAAAGAAAACTTAACATTGGATTGGATTATCGCCAGTAATGATTTGACACCATACTACTAACAAATAGGATATAAAAAGGCTCTTTTTTAAGTATCCTATAAATAATCGAACTAGCAAGGTCCTTAGGCCTTGCTTTTAACTCCCTTAGGAAGGAAAATAAACTATGGCTGCAGGCGTCTTAAACTTTGCTCAGTATCTTGGTGGTGCTGATAACATTCAGATCGAACAGATCTTCCCCTCTACACAACGAACACTTAACTATAATTTTTCAACTAGTATTGTTGGTTGGAACTTTCACGTAGACCACCAAACTATTGTAGTCGATACTGTGGCATTTGATCGCAACACAGGTAGCCCTAACTTTGCTAATAGTAATGTCATTGGTTATTTTCCTTCAGCAGTAATTTCAACCAGCAGTTATATTGTTACAACTAATGCAACTACTGGATTAGTTAATATTACTATTCCTAGTGGATTGTATACTGGCCCTATATTACCTGATGCTCGTGCTAATGTGCCTATCACCATTGTAGGTGTAACATGGACTAACAACACAAGTCCAGTTCAAGTTAACACGCATCGTTGGGCATTTATTCAATGTTGGGAACCGGGTGTTACACCTGGTGATCCTACAGTAAGCACAAGTCCACTATATACTGCGATTACATTAGGAGCTTAAAGTGTCCTATACTTTCGCTTTTACAGTCACTCAGGTAGTTAATAGCTTTACGGCTACATTGACTACCCCATTGAGCCTGGCATTAACAAATACACCGGATAGCGTTGCTATCTACAATACAACTGCCACTGTTAGCGTTAATAATACAATAGCACCTGTCACAGTCTCTGGAGGCGGTGCTTATAACCAAAGTTTAAACACAGGTGATAATGTAGTATTCAACAGCATAACAGCTGGATCGATGTTTGGAACAGGTGGTGCTCCTGTTAACTTCCCTAATGGTATTAACGTGCCTAATAGAGGAACAGTATTCATTAATACAATTGACTTCGGTCCAATTAGATAAGGAAAGATTAAAAGATATGATAACGATTAAACAAAAATATAATAATGCTAAAAGATGCGGCAATGGAAGACCTGCAGGATCATATTATCATTCTGAAGAAACTAAATTAAAAATGAAGATATCTCATATTAAAAGATATCAACAATTAGAGGAGATTGTATAATGGGCCTGCAACTTCGACGCGGCACAGATGCCGAAAGATTAACAATTACACCGGACCTAGCAGAACCAATTTGGATTACTGATACTGAAAAATTATATGTAGGCGATGGTGAAACTGTAGGTGGTATATTAGCCAGTCCTGATCAACAAGTAGGCACAGATTCTACTCCATTATTCGATGGATTAAATGTTACCAATACTGCCACTGTTGGTGCATTGGTATTCAGCGGTGATGGTGTTCCTATTACAAGTCGTTCGGAACTTATTGGTCCTGCAGGTGATAATGGATTACCAGGTGCAGTAGGTCCTACCGGACCATCGGGTCCACAAGGTAGTACTGGTCCCACTGGACCAAGTGGTGCAACAGGACCACAAGGACCAAGTGGTGCTGCAGGTCCACAAGGGCCGCAAGGTAGTATTGGTCCTACTGGTCCTGCAGGTGCAGATTCAACAGTTCCAGGACCTACTGGACCACAAGGTAATACTGGACCACAGGGTCCTCAGGGCGATACTGGCGCAACAGGTCCTACTGGCCCAGCGGGTCCTACTGGCCCTACAGGTGGCGGTTATGATCAAGATCTAAATACAACTTCTACAGTTACATTCAAGGGTGTTAAATCTACTCAAGTAATGTCAGCAGGTGGCTATCCATTAGACAGCAACGGACAAGCATTAATCTATAATGCCAATACACAATCACTAGCACTAGTAGTCAGCAATTATACGGGTGGTCTTTTACCAGCAGCACAATTTCGAGGATGGGGACAAGGTCGTCCGGGCACAGTCACAAGTTCAACGAATGCTGGTCCGGCAATATTATTTGAAACTGCTCGTGGCAGCACATCAACTCCATATGCTCCGCAGTCCAATGATGCACTCATGGCTCTCCAAGCAGGTGGATATGATGGCACACGTTGGCCTAGTGAACCTAATCTATATCCATTCCAGTTTGTATCATTGGCAAGTGAAACATTTATTGGCAATGCTACTACGGTAACCAATGCTGGTTCTAGATTCTACTTTAGAATTCAACCACAAGGTATTCAATTAAATGCAACCAGTCGACAGATGATCATTAATACAGGATGGACGGCTGGATCTACCACAGTTCCTCCTGTATCATTCTTAAACATTGGTGCTGGTGATCAGACTGCTCCAACGTTGATCCACAGCAACAACACCACAACATTTACTGGCTATGGTGCTACTTCAGTTAACTGGCTTAATACTAAACAATTTGTATTTGGTGTTACTCTAAACGATACTGCTCCAGATAATTCCACATTAACTGGCACTAATGTAATAGCCATCTTTAGTAATCGTCGCAGTGGTGTTAGCGGTCGCCGTAATCCAATTCAACTCAATGATAATGTTGGTGGTATAGCAGCCTATGGTCAGACTGCCACAAGTTCAACAGGTATTGGTGGTCTAATTGGAAGATTAGGTTGGACTGCATTAGAGAACTATAGTGGTAGTGTTCGTGGATCAAGTTGGGGCGTAACTTCTGTCAATAGTGGAACTAATACTGAAACTACAAGACTACAATTAGATAACCTAAATCATTATTATAATGCTGCCACACACACATTTAGAAATGCGGCTGGCGCCACAAGTTATATGTCATTGGATACTAATGGTATGCAGGTTGGTAGTGGTGGTGCAAATGCTTTTATTTCTGCGGCCAATGCTTACAATTTAACTTTAAGAACTAACCATACAGGTGATCAAGGTACTATTACTATTAGTAGCACTGGTGTTGCACTTTATGCTGGAAATAATGGTGGCACTAGGGTTGGTTACTTCTCCACTGGCACAGTTGCGTTAGACACAGACAGAATTCAACTTGGTGTTAGTGGAACTCAACCAAGATTGATCAATCCCTACAATGGAGGTATTGGTATTTGGAGTGGAGATGACGGTAATAGTATTGTAGATGTAAATTCAAACGGAACTACTAGTATTAGTAGTTCTGGAACACAGGTTGCCGTATTCAACACAAGCACAATCACACTGACTGCTGGCGTAGTTAAACTTGAAGTTACAGACCTTGAAGGTCCAACTGGCGATGACTTTAACATTGTTGCAGACGGCACAGCCAACATCAACCTAAACGCTGACACTGTTAGAATTGGTGACAACAATGCCAACGCTACATTGACCACACACGGTAATGGTGATTTAATTCTTTCTCCACATAACGGCGATGTTAAAATCAATGCAGGTAGTGGAACCACTGTGACCACCTTTACCACAGCCAGTATTGCTGTTACGGTCCCAATTGATCACAGTAATATTTGCAGAGAAACAGTAGTTAAAACAACTGGAATGAATACCGGCACTACTACCTATAATATCTTTACATATGATCCAACAGTTTATGGATCTGCTAAACTTGTTATTCAAGTTAAAGATGGTGGAGAACTACACAGTGTAGAAATGTTAGTGCTAAGTGATGGTACTGATGTTTATTCAACAGAATATGCTGCATTGGATACTGGAGGTATTCTTGGAACATTTAGTGCAGTTTATTCAAGTAGTTTAGTAAGAGTGCAATTTACAACTATCAGTGGCATTAGTAATGCACAAGCAGCAGTTAAAGCCACATTGATGGCCATATAAGTGGAAAAGGAAACTTAAATGACAAATTATAATCGAGCATTCAAGGTCAAGCACGGCCTAGAAGCAACAACAGCCACAGTGACAAAAATCATCTTAGATGCTACATTTACACTGGCCAGTGATGATGATAAACTTTCAATTGGTGTAGAAGTAGCAGGCCCTACTAAATTCTTAATGACATCAGAAAGTAGTTCATTGGCAGACCTAACAGGTAATGCTAGTATTGTAGACCAATCTGGTGTTGCTATATCAACCTCTACAGCATATTTTGGCAGTAAAAGTATTTTCTGGGAAACTAAAGGTGCTCAGATTAGATATAGCAGTAGTAGTTTTAATGTAGGCACAGGTGATTTTACTTGGGATGCTTGGGTTTATATGACTGATCCAAGTGCTCAGGCAAATCCAGGATACTATCAGACATTGGTAGTATTCAACTCTGATTATCAATTAGAAGTTCAATTACAGCCTGGCACAAGTGGTATGGGTATTTTCTTATTGGCTTCAATAGGTCAAGACGGATTCCATAATGGTGCAGCCACTTACGGAAGTTGGCATCATATTGCCATTATGAGAACAGGTGGGACTCTTTATGTTGGACTAAACGGAAGTTGGGAAACTAGAAGTGACTCAGGACTGAGTCTTGCCAGTCCAATGGAACTAGGCTATTGCCGCAGAGAAGGCGGTGGCAGTGTAAGTAATTTTGCTGGATACATGGATAACATTAGGTTCTCTGATTCAGCCATATTCTCAACTAGTAGTTTTACTCCTCCTGTAAGCGGCGATTATGCATTGACAACCACACTGGTATATAGTCCAATTATTACACAGGCTGATTTAACAGCAATGATGAAGATGCCTGTTAAAACAACATCAACATTGACAGCCATTACAGGGCAAGCAGGTTGGATGAGTGCTGTCAGCAACAGTGCTGGTGGTGGTAGTCCAAATGGTATGATGGCATTCTGGGATACAACAAATAGTCGTTGGAGTTATGTCCATGACAATAGTGCAGTATAATGTTGGCTTGGCAGCAATGGGACGATAGCATGGCAACACAAGCAGAACGAATCAGCGTATTAGAAACTAAAGTTGATAACTTAAAAGAAGATGTCCAGATTAATCACCAGGACATTAAAACACAACTGAAAACAATGTATGATGCCAGCTGTGCTCAACATGCTGAGTTGGCTAAGAAGTTATCAGAAGTAGAAAAGTTTAAAGACAAGTGGCTTTATCTAGTAATGGGTGGCATTGCCGTACTAGGTTGGGCCACCGGACATATTGACACTATTGCCAATTTTCTAAAATGAAGGTTCAATACCCGATAATTATTGGGTATGGACAAAACACTATTCACTGAAAAAATACGGGACTTGGGGCGATTCAAGCGAAAAACGGGCGGCTGGGGCAAAGAGAAAGGCGAGTGGGAGGATCTCAAGTTTGTGGTAAATGAGACTCCCACTTCCTGTCCGGATTGCAATAACTTAGAATTTTGGGCACGCATTACATCCAAAGGAGAACAATTAGGATGGGTCAGAAAATGCCTCGTTTGCAAGGAAAAAACACTGGTTAAAAGCATCTTTACTAAATAATCATGCGGGTAGGGACATTTCATAACGCCATTTGAAACTCCTTGATCGGATTACTTAACCCTACCTGCACTTTATTGTTAGCAGCATCTTCTTGTTTTTTGCGCGGCAATGTATTAAATCAATTACTCTAACAGTAAAGTCTGAAAACCCACAAACGCAATGTTTCGTGGGTTTTCTTTTGCTTGGCAAAAATACCGCTTTACATACCCCTTTTATTACTTTATTATAAATACATTGCCGCAATAAAAACAAGTTCAATCTTGTTCAGCAGCCAGTGTATATCTTCATCATGGACACCATTAAAGCAAATCATATAGCACAAGGTTGGCGGGCCGTTTGTAATACCGCTGGTGAATCCGTTCTGATGTGTGACGGTAGCCAAATCCGTTCGCTATAAACGGAGTTCAGTAGACTACCCTTGTGACGCAAGGATGCCTTAAATGCCCTGGAACCAATTGGATGCAGGTAACATTTCTACTGTCGGAATGGTTGGAAATCTTTGGAATACAGAGACATAGTCACTGTAACAATCCTTGTGATGATTACAAATAACGCCTGAGAAGTAATCTTAAAAATCGTGATAGGTTGGGTTAGGCACGAGCCCACAACAAGTGTCCAAAGTCAGTAAAATACCTATCTTGTGATCGACAACGGAGTTAACTCCAGGAAGTTTGTAGCATGTCCCCTAAACAGGGCGTGCTCTCTCTTCCTGGAGTTGTCGTATTTCATCAATTAACTTTACTTTATATTTTACTTCAATTAAAATAAAAAAAAGAAGTAATTACTATAAAAATAAAATACGAAATGAAATGAGTATTTTGTTTATGTAGTGATTAGAACTTAGTAAGCTCTTACAATACAATAACAAAGAAAGAAATAGATTATGAGTTTCGAAGATATATTAGATAGACATAGTGATCATACTGTAGTGATACTTTGGAGATTACATAAAAATAAATTAGATCCAGTTCCTGGATTGTATTGCAATGATTGTGCCAAATTGATTAAATGGCTTTCTCTGGATGAAGCAGAGGACTTGGTTAATTCAGGAGTAGAAGTTCTCGATATGATCCCAGAAGAAAGAACTATTTGGGATAGAAGAATATCTCTTTTAAAACGAACTAAAATTTAACCATTATCACTAGGTTTTTCCTATTCTAGTTAAATACTAGTCTAGGAGAAACCAAATGGCAAAAGTAGACTTCGTAAAATTAACATCCAATGATCTAGAAAGATCAATTGACCTATTACAGGTTGTGGTCAATTATAAAGCAAAAAGCCTAACCCCCGCTAACTGGGCAATATTCGAAAGTGAATATCTCCCCAAAGCAATCACCGCAATAAAAAATAACAGTTTTAAAGTTGCTGATCCAACTAATTCAATAGTCACTTGGTTGATTGATCAAGCCGTACATTCAAGATTGGTAGTAGATGGCATTGCTAAAAAAGATTGGATACCACTTATAGATATTGAGCGTTTCCAAAATACTTTAAGCATGTTGCGAGCAGCCAGCCGAGGTCATACATCATATCATACCTATGCTACCACTAACAACAAGTTCGGTGACCTGTTTCAGTAATAACAGGTGCTTAAAATTGCTTATATAAATACAACAAAGGAGAACAAAATGGCGAGAAAACAATTACCACCTTATTACTATCAGTACCGTTGGATGAGACAAGCAACACAATGTCCCAATCATGCAGACTATAAGAACTATGGCGCATCTGGCATTACGTGCTATTGGGGTCCTAGAACCTATGACGAATTTTATGCTTGGTTGATCAATACATTAGGTGAACGACCAAGTATTGAACATGTATTAGGGCGTAAAAATAAACAGGGCAACTACGAACCCGGCAATTTAGAATGGCAAACTGCACAGCAACGTAGTGATAAAAAAGTTAGACAAAACGTCTATATCACTTATAAGCGTAAAACTAAAACAATGAGCAATTGGGCACGTGAACTAGGTATCAATTATCATTGCCTTATTAGACGCTATCATGAAGGTTGGCCAATGAAAGATATTGTTAAGGAATATGCATAATGCCCGGTAGACTATTTCCAGGAGATCAGTTCTCTACAAAGCGTAGAACTGCATGGGCACGTTCTAGAGCACAGGCTGCATTTAGAGGTGAAGCATGGCGATTAACATTTGATGACTTTTGCACATTCTGGTCCACTGAGGAACGTTGGCATCAGAGAGGGCGTGATACAGACGCATTGGTACTAAGTCGCTTTGATTACGAAAAAGGCTGGACTAAGAAAAACTGCTGTATCATTACACGATACCAACACCTATGTGCCAGTCGAGCTCGTCGCTCAGGCAAAGATATGAATCAATTTTATGAAGGTGCATTGACATATGGACAATAATCCATTCGATGATATCTCAGATCCATTTGACCGTCTTGAAGAAATAGAGATAGTGCAAATGGGTCAAGGCATGGCTATGAGTGAAATGAGTAGACAAGTTATGGAACACAGTCAATTAGGTGTTAAAATAAGTCAGAGCTTAATAGAACTTGTTCGACACATTGATGTGTTAATGAGTAAAATTAGCGAACTTGAATATAGATTAGAACAATTGGAATCCAAATGAAAGCACAAAAACAAATAACCCCAGCATTATTAGTAAACCCTATCGAACCTAAAGTCTATCAAGTTGCCGTTAACCTAGGCAAAGATCGTTGGGCCGAATTAAACTTCAGTGAGCGCGATATGGCCACTGCTGAGTATAATCGTATTAAAGGTCAGAGCATCTATTGTGGTGTTTGGATCACAGAAATTCAACTAAAGGAAATTAAAAATGAAACTATGGCGTAAAACAGGATGGCGTAAATTAAGTGGCAGATTATATGGCACAGGTAGAGATACCGTGCGTAATAAAATCCCCAGCCCATTGATCTATGCATTGATTGCAAGAACACAACCTCAAATAATCAAGATGAATGAAACATATGCAGTTCATCCTATGAATGGTGTTCAACCTATTACAATGACATGATAGAAGATAGCGGCATTGATTGGGCATGGGTATGTGAAACCCATATGCATACCCAAAATATTCAACATACAGATCTCAAGCCGGGCGACTATCGTCATGATAACGTGCGTTTGGGATATTGGATTCGAACTCCAAGTACTACTGCAACTGTATTGGGACTAAAAGGATGCCGCTTTCTTCACCGCTTTGGACAAACTGAATGGTAATATTAACACATGAACAAATAGCAGCACTTGATGAAGCAGAGTGTAAACATGCATTAAAGAAGTTAACTCGAACTTATGCAATCGAAAAGCCAATTACTTCAGAGACTTGGGCACAAGTAGACGTCATAGCTAATACACTTCTTTGGTTAGAAGATCGAATTAAAAGTTTGGATATCAGTGAAAAACTCAGCAAAGCAAATGATGCACGTTGGGGGCGTGTGGCAGAATAACAACACTGAATAACCCTAGTGCTTGTAGGGGATTGACAAACTGGTAAAAATGCGTTATAATAACACATAGACAGCAAAAAGCACACCGCAAAATGAGTTGTTTATGAGGAGCACAAAATGGCTAACAAATACGACATTATGTCTTGGAAAGATGGCATTATTACTCACACTAAAAGAAAAGCAGATTGTTATAAACGATTAGAAGTCTTTCAAAAGCAAGGTAATGATGTAAAATGCGATCAAGTATATGCTTATATTGCTCACCATAATGAAATTATTGAAGCACTTAAATATGAACTTACTCGTGCTGGTGTTGTTGCGTAAAAACAACACACAATAACCCAGCGATTGACACGAGTGCCAGTTTCTGCTATAATATATATTTGTTCAACAGCGTTATACAGAAAAGCGCACATAATGAAACAACTTAATTTGCATTTTAGCAATAATAATGAGATTGAAGTTATTGTTGTCAATTTTGGATCTCAATATAAAATTGAAGGTATCAAAAATAATAATAACTTTATTTTTGTTGAAGGAGATAAAGTTTTTTACGAAAAAGTAAAAAGTTTTGCTGATCTTTCCAATCAATATGCTGACACAAGTTGGGATGTTATTGATTATGGATTTAATCTAAATCAATTTAATTTCTTCAAAAGTTTGGTAAAGGACGCAGAATGAAAAGTCACATGCATATAGTAATTGTCGCCGCACTTGCCCTAACTGGTTGTGCGTCAGGTGGTAGTTCTTATACGGGCAGATCCTCTGATACCCAATATGTCCGTGATACTAATGGACAGACTGTGTATCGAATTCAAGAGGGCAGTGTATTCAAACCCAATGGTGAACGTGTGGCAAGGATTGACTCAAGTGGCAACATATTCACAACCACTGGCACACGAGTGGGTAGAATATCTAAAAAGTAATTTGGTTAAATTTCCATTAGGCAAAAAGAGTATTCTCAGTTATACTATTATTACTGCGAAGGAAAAGCAGTTTAACTTAAAGGAAAATAAAATGTTAGAAGAAAAATTAGTAGAAATAGTAAATGCAATTGATAATTTGACTGACAATGACACCACAATTGAGTTCAATGTAGAAACACATAATTTGATTAGTTGGTTAGGTGAAAGTTTAGATAGTATTGCTAATACATTAAAAAAGATTGAAGCTAAAATGAAATAAGGAGTATGGGCAGGCAACTGCCCTACTTCTGAACAGTTTTCTCTTGTTAAGTTATTGCCCTCTTTCCTTCGCGGTGTAATAATAATAAGAAATTAGAAACCCCTTATTGCACTTGCAGTAGGGGGCTTTCTTTTGACAATCGTTCGCGCACTGATGCCGTATAACAATTATACAATAGATTAGTCATATTACCTAATGGTTATTTTACCATTTAAGTAAATACTGGTATGCAAGATAATGATATTCCCACCTCTGGCAAGCGAGGACCAAAACCTAAACAACTACAAGAAAAGATTGTATTAGGTCTCCCTGTTGGACGCGATAAGAAAGTAGTCCCACCTGAAGAAGTTTATAAACTAGCAGCCTTAGGTTGTAAGAATATTGAAATTGCAGACTGGTTTGGTGTTACTGAAGATGCCATCAGTAGAAACTTCGCCGCAGAACTGACAAAAGCTCGTGTAGCAGTTAAGATTAGTCTTAGACGTGCTATGTTGAATAACGCATGTCAGAATAACAATGCAGCACTACAGATTTTCCTAGCTAAAAACTTCTTAGGCATGAGCGACAATCCTGTTGACAGTGAAGCTAACACTCCTCTACCATGGAGTGATGATGAGTGAGATTAAATCTAATCCTCAACTGTTTAACATATTGAAACATAAGAATATAGTTAAAGTGAGATCTAAAACTCCTGGCTATTCCTTATGCTTGTATCAGTGGGATTATGCTAATGAAAATTATCAAGTATATTCAGCTGATTACTTCGATACACTTGAAGCAGCTCAAGATGAAGAACAGCGTTATATAAACTTATTCGCCAATGCCACTGAGTAATCCACAGCAGACTATTGTAGATGCATCACAGCGTTTCAAGGTTGTTATAGCCGGTCGACGCTTTGGCAAAACACACTTGTCAGTTAGAGAACTGTGCAAGGCAGCACGTCTACCTGATAAGGAAGTGTGGTACGTAGCCCCTACATACAAACAAGCTAAGATGATTGTGTTCAAGAAGTTGCGTAAGAAATTACAAGACCTACGTTGGGTCAGTAAGATCAACGAAACCAACATGAGCTTTGAATTAAAGAATGGCAGCACAATCAGTCTTAAAGGTGCAGACAACTACGATAGTTTGCGTGGTGTGGGACTTGACTTTTTAGTCATGGACGAGTTTGCAGATATTGATGAAGCTGCATGGACTGAAACATTGCGTCCCACATTGGCAGACAAGATGGGGTCAGCACTGTTCATTGGCACACCTAAGGGCATGAACTGGGCTAAAGACTTATATGATTTGGCTGATGAATTTCCTGAAGAATGGGCCAGCTTTCAATATACTACAGAGCAAGGTGGCAATGTTTCCATTACGGAAATTGAAGCAGCACGCCGCAGTCTAGATGAGCGCACATTCAATCAAGAGTTTCGTGCCACCTTTGAAACATTCTCAGGACGTATATTCTACGCATTTGATCGCAAAGTAAATGTTAAACCTTACACTGATCCATTGCCTAAGGAACTGCATTTGGGTTTAGATTTTAACATAGATCCGATGTCAGCAACCATTGCAGTTAAGACTGGAAACATTTTGCATGTGTTTGATGAGTTTAAGATATTTGGATCAAACACTGAAGAGCTAGTAGAAGAAGTTAAGACACGCTATCCAGGACACACCATCATAGCCTATCCTGACCCAGCAGGCTCCCAGCGTAAGACTAGTGCAGGTGGCAAGACTGATCACACCATACTTCGCAATGCTGGCTTTACAGTAAAAGCACCACACAGCCACAATGCAGTCAGAGATGGAATCAACGCAGTAAACGCTAAACTACGCAGTTCCAGCGGTGTTACTACATTGTTCTTTGACCCCAAAGTTAAATATAGCATCGAGTGTCTGGAGAAGCAAACCTATAAAGAGGGAACAAGTATCCCAGACAAAGACTCAGGCTTCGATCATATGAACGATGCTCTTAGATATATGGTGGATTACTTGTTCCCCATTAGACAACCAACTACCCCTATTGCGATTAGACAGTGGGGACATAAAATAGGATAATACAATGGCCAATCAGACCTTACTTGACGACTACACCGCCCTTGCTTCAACGCATTGGCTTTACATGAGAAACCGTGATCGTTGGCAGTTTCTTTATGAATCATATGCAGGCGGCGAAGAATATCGTAGAAGCGGATATTTGACAAAGTATGTATTAGAAACTGGTAATGAATATCAAGCTCGCTTAAACAATACTCCATTAGACAATCACTGCCAATCAGTTATTTCAACTTACATTAGTTTTATGTTTAGAGAAAGCCCTGAACGTGAATTTAAAGATTGGCAAGATCAACCTGATGTAGAAAATTTCTTAAAAGACTGTGATATGGAAGGACGCAGTTTAGATGCTTTCATGAAGCAAACTAGTATTTGGTCTTCAGTATTTGGACATTCTTGGATCATTATGACCAAGCCCTATATTGGTCAACAAACAGCAGCAGATGAATTAGTCATGGGTGTTCGCCCTTATGTTAATTTGTTAACCCCACTTGTTGTATCGGACTGGACTTGGGAGCGTCAACCTAATGGACGTTATGAATTAAGTTATTTTAAGTATGTTGAAGAAGTTGTTGATGGTATAACAGTTGTTAAAGAATGGACTCGAGAGACAATCAAGACTTGGATGATGGATGATGTCAAGAAAGAAGCATACTTGCGTGATGAAGAATTGAATATGTTGGGCAAGATTCCCGCTATTCTAGTTTACAATCAACGTGGTATTACTAAAGACATTGGTGTTAGCGACATTGCTGACATCAGCGATGTGCAACGACAGATCTATAATTTAACTTCAGAGAATGAACAAGCTATTCGCTTAGACGGTCACCCTAGTCTTGTTGTTCCACCTACTGCACAATTAGGTAGCGGTGCTGGTGCAATTATTCAACTGCAAGAAGGCAGTGATCCAGGCTTGAATCCCTACTATCTAGAGTCAGGTGGCACCAGTGTTGCTAACATTCACAGCAGCATTGACAAGTTAGTTGAAAGCATTGATCGTATGAGTTTCACTAGTGGTGTTCGCACAACTAAAACACAAAGCCAAAGTGGTGTATCATTAGAAACAGAATTTCAATTGCTTAATGCTAAGTTAGCAGAGAAAGCAGATCAACTTGAATTAGCTGAAGAACAGATCTGGCGTTTGTTTGGTCTATATCAAGGCCGTGAGTGGATGGGAGAAGTAGAATATCCAGACAGCTTTAACATCCGTGATGAACAGCGTGAAATATCACAGTTGGTCTCAGCCAAAGCAGCGGCAACTGATCCTGTTATGTTCCGTGTTATTGATGAACAACTAATCGAAATGCTGGGCGAAGAAAAATCTCGTCTACCGTTCAATGATCCTAACCCACAGCCAGGAAGACTCTATCCTGACGGTGAAGAGATCAACAGCAACTTACCCGACGCATATCAACCAGCCAGCAATGCAGATGTCCCTGAAGGACAGAACTGCGGCAATTGTGAATACTATAAGCCAGGTGAATTATATTGCACCAAGTTTGATGCCCCAGTCCGTGCAGTATACTGGTGTGCCAAATGGGAACCAGTAGAAGAAGAAGTATCATATAACGCAGGTCTAAATGCAGACGTTGCTCGACAAATTCAAGATATGATCATGACAGGCATGACCAATGCTGAGATCATGGCTGCACTGCCAGGCGTCACAGTAGAAGACATTGTGTATGCTGCCAGTGAAGCCGCAAGAAATAACAACTAAGGAGACTACTATGCCAGGAAGAGGAAGAGGCCGTGGTAAGAAACCACCAAAGCGTTGATTGGTTAGCCTACTATAAGAGTATAGCTAAAGAATGCCCTTGGAGCTTGCGAGCTTATCAACAAGGGCTTATCGATCTACAGGATTGGGGAGACAAAGATTCAATCCCACCATTGGGTCACTATCACGCTAGGGTATGGCATGTTGAATACCCTGACACGGTAGTTGAGGCAATGGCTGAAGAACTTGATTCAAGAGATCCTGTTCATGAATGGCTGTTTTCGTATCCCGGATACGGTGAATATGCTACACCCGTAGCTGTTCTGATACAACAGAACAGACAGCAATTGAATCAAATCAGGGATAAAATAGCCTGATTTTATCAATGGCTATAAATAGAAACACTGATGCAATCACAATGGTTGCATCAACCTACTTTAACTTATAAAGGCGATGCGACGATGTCAGACAATACATTGGCTAATGAAGATACTGGATCTTCTGAAAATAACCAGGCTCAGTCAGTAAAAACTTATACGCAAGAAGAAGTCAACGACATGATGGCCCGCACAAAAGGTGCAGTCCAAAAGAAGTATGAAAAGACATTTGCAGATCTAGGTGATATTGACGAACTACGTCAACTTAAAGCAACACATGAACAGCAACAGCTCGAGCTACAAAAAAAGCGCGGCGACTTTGATAAAATCATTGCTGATCTAGCTGCCAAGAAAGACGAAGAAATACGTAAACGTGATGAGATTATCAAGTCTTATACTGTAGATATGCCATTAGTAAACACTGCCGCACAATTGGGTGCAGTGAATCCTAAGCAGGTGCAAGCATTATTGAAGTCCAATCTTAGATTGGGAGAAACGGGTGAAGTTGAAGTGCTAGATGAAAAAGGCACAGTTAGATATTCCGACAAGGGACAACCTTTCAGAGTAGAGGACTTGGTCAAGGAATTCTTAGACAGCAACCCGCACTTTAAAAGCGCAGGCCCATCAACTACACAAAGTAAAAGCAATGTGAGTCAGTCACGTGAAAAATTAGACATAACCAAATTGGATATGTCCAAGTCAGCAGACAGAAAGATCTATCAAGAGTATAGAAAGTCCGCTGGCATAGCCTAACTATTAATACAGGAGATATAACATGGCTGGATCTACAAGCGTCACCTTAAATGACCTATTACCTACAATCGTTCAAGAAGCAATGTTCGTTGCTAATGAGCGTTCTATTATGCGCGGATTGGTTAAAAACTATTCGCTAGCCCCAACTCAGGGCAAAACCATTCAGGTTCCAATCTACCCAGTGCAAACTGCGGCAGCATTGACTGAAGGCGATGAGTTCAGCAACACAGCAGTTTCTACTGATGTTGCAACTTTCAGCGTTGGACAAGTTGGTCTACGCACTTTGGTTACTGACCTAGCATTACAAGCATCTGCTTCTAATGTTGTTGCTGACCTAGGCCGTTTATTCGGTGAAGCAATTGCTAAGAAAATCGACGGTGATTTGATGGCTAAGTTTGCTGACTTCACAACTAACACAGTTGGTTCTAGTTCCACAACTATTACTGCTGCTTTGGTTATGCAAGCTGTAACTAAGCTACGTGCTGCTGGTGTTCCAAGCGAAGGCATCGTTGGTGTTCTACACCCTAACGTTGCTTATGACTTGAAGTCAGCTTTAACAAGCCAAGGTAACGTTGTATTCACAGCTGGTGCTTATGGTGATGTTGCTAACGAAGCAATGCGTATGGGTTATATCGGACAGTTGTTCGGTGTTCCAATGTATGAAAGTGCAAACGTTCCGTTGATCACTAGTGGTTCTGCAGGTGATTATCTAGGTGGTATCTTCCACCGTGACGCTCTAGGCTTTGGTCTAATGCGTGACATCACTATCGAAACACAACGTCGTGCTAGCTATATCGGCACAGACGTAGTTGCTTCCGCTCTTTATGGTGTTGGCACTGTTTACGAAGGTTATGGCGTAAACGCAACTTTCGACGCATCTATCTAATCCTTAGGAGAAGACAATGGCTTTTATTAACCCCAATCAGACTGGAGTAATTGCATTCGCAGAATATGAGGATGTAACTGCTACTGACCAAAGATTGTTTGAGGCTAATGAAGGCATTGCCGATCAGACTACTGTTGAAGATTTAACTATCAAGGCCACAAGCCGTATTTTGCAGTTAATTCGCAACACAGCATGGTGGAAGAACTACTATCTTGCAGAAGGTAGTAGTTCCCAAAGAACAGCCACTCAGACTCGTAATGGTTATATAGATGCACCTCTGCCTGACCCCGATTTAATTCTTGGGCGTCAGGCAGACTTCACAGACCTATGTGTGTATTTTACCCTGTATGAATATTTGCTACCAAAAATAGCAGACTTCAGTGCTCAGGATAATGCAGAAGTAGTGAAGATTGGTTTCTATAGAACTAAGTTTGATAAACTGTTTATGGAACTTATTGAAGATGGAACTTGGTATGACTTTGATGCTAGTGGCACAGTCACTAAAGATGAGAAAATGCCAACCCGTTTAAATCTTGTGAGAGTAAGATGAGAACAGAACTGAAGACAGCGATAACCACAGCAATCAGCACACTTACACAGTTTGCAGTTGCCAGTGAATTACCCTGGGAACAGAATGGGACCGCCCTCTATATCAAGAACATGAAGAAAGTCTACGTTGACTTGGAACGTGTTGAGCAATCAACATTAATCCCAACACTCAATGGTGGAGAAGTATTTCAGAATGATTCAATATGTGAAGTCTATCTAGCAGTGGATGCAAAAAATCAACCTAGTCAGTTGGACAGTCTTATCACTAAGATTTTAGGTGCCAAAAATAGCACTGGTATAGTTAACTTCGGTTTTGAAAGCGATTATACCTTGGATAAGCAAGAAGATGTATTGATCTACACCTTTGAGTTTAGACTAAATCAAGCAACAACATAATAAAGGAAAAAGCGATGGCTTACATTAACGTCAGTGCTCCTACACAAAATGCTGTGATTCAACTATCTACTGCTAGTATCTCTACTACCAGTTCTGGTTACATCATTCCAGCACTACAGGATGTCACTATCAACAACGCAGCAGGCGTATTCAACTGGACACAGTTGGATGTGTTCTCACAACTAGCGGTATCCACTCCAGCTACCAACAGCATCTCAGCTAACCTAGTGTTAGACTCAGCTACATTCTTCGCAGCCACAAACGGCGTGCCAGGATTGTTTGACTTGAGCAATGATGCAACTGAAGTTTACTTCCGTGTGTATTTTAACGGTCGTGGCTCGGGTGCCAAGTATGTAAGTGGCTCCGGCTTCGTTACTAACCTAGCACCTACTGTGAATCCAACAGCTCCAGTATGGGTCTCCCCAATCACAATCTCTGTGAATGGTGACCTAACTGCCGGCACAGTTTAATTTTAAATTAGACAAACAGTGGTAAAAGAAAGGCATCTTAGGGTGCCTTTTTTCTTTTGCGTTAAATACATCGTTAGGAGATTAATATGGACCTAAGGAATTTTTCCGATGAGGATCTGATTAAAAGTTTAGAGGCAGAGATAGCAAAATCTCTAGCCGAGATCAAGAACGCACAAGGCGACCTTGATAAGATTAACAGTAGACTCAGGTTTGCACTTGCAGTACTACACATTATTAAAGAAAGATAAAAAGGTATAAAGATGAACATCACAAATTTCGTAAAGAAACCCCAACTACTTGAAATAGCCATTGACGATGCTGACATCGTTGAAAACTATGGAGAGGCTGTTAAATTCTGGATGAAGGATCATATTGATCTTGACACTTACTTTGATTTCTATAGATATCAAAAGGAATCCAGCAGCGACCAATTAATGGCAACAATTCGTAAAATTATTCTCAAAGAAGATGGCGCTAAAGCCATTGCCGATGATGAAGTGTTGCCGCTAGATCTTACACTGGCAGTTTTAGTGAGGATCAATGACAACCTGGGAAAGTCCGGGACCAAGAAGTCAAACAAGGAGACTGGGACACATCAAGACTAATCACAATTGGAACGTTGGCAAGACACTATCGCAAATTACCTAGTGAGATAGTAGAACATGCCACAACATTCGATGTCATGGTTATGGATGTGATGACTACTTGGGAAAATTATAAAAGAGATCCTCAGAGTGAAAACAATTACAAAACTGAAGATCTTGAAGAACTGGTAAAAAGGACAAAAGGATGAGTATATTTCAAAGGTTGCAGCAGATCAAAAAAGAGATCACAGCTGAAGCCATGGCTAAGGAAGGGTTTAATCACTTTCGAAAGATTACTCCTTTTAAGTCAGGCAACGCTAAACGCAATACCTTTCTTAACAAGGATACTATCGAAGCCACTTATCCTTATGCCCGCAGACTAGATGAAGGTTATAGCCCCCAGGCTCGAGACGGTATGACAAAGCCCACTGAAGCATATGTTCAGGAATGGGTTAAGAAACAAAGTAAAGGATAACGGTTATGGCAACCATAGAGAATTTCTTATTAAGATTTAAGGTAGAAGGGCAAGGTGCTGTTGATAAAGCCAGTTCAGGCATTAAAAATTTAAGCAACGAAGTCAGTCAATTTGGTGCCAACACTGGTCCTTTAAACAACGCACTGAGTGGCATACTAGGACGTCTTGGTCCTATTGGCTTGGCTGCTGGAGCAGTGGGTGGAGCGTTTGCTGCCTTGGGCCTGCAGGCAGTTAATCTTGCTGCTGGCATTAGTGACATTGCAGGTGCAACTGGCATTGCTGAAGGCACACTGTTAAACTTTAGAACCAGCGTAATTGAAGCCGGTGGCAAAGCTGAAGACTTTGGTCAGATTGCTGCCAAGCTAAATCAAAACGTTCAAGATGCTGCTGGTGGTAATGAAAAACTGCAACAGAGTTTTAGAGCACTGGGAGTATTTGTCACTGATGCTGGCGGAAATATTCGCAGCACTGAAGCAATACTTCGAGACATTACTCAACGATTTCAAGAAGGTAATCTAAGTGGTGAGAGATATGCTGCCGCAGTGGATATTCTAGGCAAGAACATTACCAAACTTGACCTAGGTAAATTGCAGGCCATTGCTGATCCAGTTAAAGATGCTGAGATTAAAAAGTTAGATGAATATTCAGAAGCTATTGATCGTGTGCGTGATAAGTTAGAAAGAAGTTTATTAAGTTTCTTTGGCGGTGTTGCTCAACAAGCAGAAGCAGCAATGGGGAAAATTGATGCCTATTATAATAAATTAGAACAAAAAGAAAAAGAATTAAATCAACAAGGTAGAACTACTAGAGCATTTGCTGCGGGCGGACCTAGTGTTACATTGAATAATGCTCCAGGCAGCATGGGAGGTGGCAGTAGAGCATTAACTGCCGAAGAACAGGCCGCCTTACAACGACGACAATTTGAAGAACAAATGGCACGGTTAATGGCTCCGGCTGCTGGTGCTCCAAGAGGAAGAACAGAACAAGCCGCACCAGGTGGCTTTGGCAAGGCAGATCCAGAAAGACTAAAGCGTGAAGCAGAACAACGCCGCAAAGAACAAGAACGTCTAGCTGAACAGTTAGAACGTGAGATGCAGACTATTAAAGATATGACTGGTGGATATCGCCGTGCAACTCAAGCCAACATGGATCGTTATACCACACAGGTTGAACTGTTGGGCAAGACTGAATACGAACAAGAATTGATCAAAGGCACAGCAGAAATTGAAAAGAAATATGGTGATCAGATTGCTGCTCTAGAAGCTAAGAAAGCCACAGCCAAAGGGCAAACACTAAAATTAATTCAAGAATCTATTGATGAACTCGAAGGATTAAAAACCAGCGAACAAGATATCTTTGAAATCACTAGACGACAAACTTTCGAATATCAACAACAGCAAGAGGCTGTTAAACGTATTACAGATGAGATTGAAAAGCAAATTGATCGACAATCACAGTTAGGCGATATTCTGCGTGGTATTAACGATCAGAGAATTGATTTAAACTTTGAAGCTAGCCTAAAAGGCCTAGCACCACTGCAACAAGAAATTGCTAAGATTCAAGAAACAGCTCGCAAGGCAGCACTCGAAGCAGGTCGCAGTTTTTCAGCATCATTCGACAGTGAAGATGGACTGACTCCAGAACGTGCTCAAGAACTTGCTGATGGATTAGGACAAATTGCACAAGGATATAAAGATATTGCCAATGCACAAATTGAAGCAATTAATAATCTTAATCCATTAATGGATTCTTGGGAAGAATACAAGAACAAAGCATTGGACAGTTCAGAACAGATCAAGAACAGTTTTGAAAACTTTACCAATGGAATGGAAGATGCTTTGGTTAAATTTGTTATGACTGGTAAGCTAAGTTTTAAAGACCTAGCACAAAGTATCATCGCTGACTTGGCTCGTATTGCTGCCAAGCGTGCCATTGTTGCCATTGGAACCAGTTTGTTTGGATTTGCCAACGGTGGTGATGTTATGGGCAAAACACCAATTGTTGTTGGTGAACGTGGCCCCGAATTATTCATTCCGCAGAGTGCAGGTAAAATTGTTGCCAATAATGTTTTAAATGGCAGTGCTGGCGGATCATCTCAAGGTGGCGGCCAAACTGTAGTCAACTATAACATACAGGCAGTTGATGCCAGCAGTTTCCGCAGCCTAGTGGCCAAAGATCCAAGCTTCATCTACGCTGTGACAGAACAGGGCAGACGCAGTCAGCCAACAAGGACTAGATAATGTCAATACAAAATATTATAGATAAGGCACAGCAGATTGAGATCGACAAACGTAGGATAGTTGGTCAGACCATCAGCCGTAGCCAGCGTATCAAAACAGCAGAACGCAGCACAGCGCAACCTTGGCGCTTCAAGATTACCCCACCAGGTAGCTTGCCTTGGACTGCCAGTCGTGCATTCATACAGGTAATTGACTTCAATGACCGTGTTGGTGAATATGAGATTAGTCTAAACAATAATTCAGGTATGAATTACATCACAGCCTACATGGGTGCTATCACTCAAGGCCAGTTGAACAGTTTAACTATTCAAGCAGTGGGCACCAGCACTATAACAATTACAGATATGCCCAGCGTTAGTTCCAGCACTGTGATATTTGCACAAGGTGATATTATTCAACCAGCAAATAGTCGTTATCCCTACACAGTGGCTAATACTGTGACAAGAGGACTAACCACAACTACTTCAGTGACTTTACATAGACCTATAATTACTAGCGAAGGGATCAGTCTAGTTGGTCAAGGACTAGCAGTGGGAAATAGTTGCACATGGAGAGTGGTAGTGGCAGGATTGCCAACTTATCAATTGATTCCTATGCGTCAAGTTCAATACACAGGTGACTTTGAACTGATTGAAAAGGTAATTTAATGACAACCGTAATAGCAGCGTTAACCGCAACAAATATAAAACACTGTCTGTTGGTTGATATTCAAGTCAACACTACCACCTATTATATCAGCAATGCCTATGCTCCTATTGTGTTTAATGGCAACACCTACACACAGTTAGGACACTTTATGGGCATAAGTGAAATACAAGATGACCTGCGTATTACCAACAATCAACTTGGCATACAACTAAGTGGCATACCGCCAGACGACGGTAGTCCCAACTACATGTCAGTGGTATTGAATTCAAATATCAAAGGCAGTAGAGTGCAGGTATATCGTGCATTCTTTGATGTCAGCACAGGCAACTATGTGGCCACACAGGTCTACTTGAGATTCAGTGGTTATATCAGCAACTACAGTCTAAGTGAAAACTGGGATCAAGATAACAAATTGGTCAGCAACACTGTGGGCATTCAGTGTTCAAGTATTCATGCTATCATGGAGAAGAAGTACACTGGTCGCAGAACTAATGATGCAGATCAACAACGATGGTTTGCAGGAGACACTGGCATGTATCGTGTAAAAATATTAGCGGACAGTCAGTTCGACTTTGGCAAGCCATACAGTGCTCCTAGCGCACCGAGTTCAACTGACAACTCTACAGTCTTTGATGGCGGCGGAGCATGATCAAACAGGCACACACATTGATGGATGCACGACACATCATAACTTTGATGGGTCAGTTCCTCAATGAGACCAGCTATGACAAAGCAGCAGAGGCTAGCAAAGACATTGAGCATTTGGGCAAGTTGGCTTTTACTTTTATTCAAAATGGTTATGTTTGGTTGGCATTTCATGAAGAAGAACCTGTGGGCATTTTGATTGCAATCAAGGAACCAAATCTTTGGGCACCTAAAAACATTCAACTTAGAGAATTAGTGTGGTATGTGGGGCCCCTACATAGAAAGACCTCATTAGGAGGCAGATTGTTCGCAAAATACTGCGAAACAGCAGAACTTTTAATTGAAAAAGAAGAGATTGACGGTTATTTTACTACTAGAATGTCTACTACTGATCCAGTGGGTTTAGAGCGTCGAGGATTCAAATTAAAAGAATCTACATATTTAAAGGAAAAATAAAATGCCAGCATTTACCATAGCAGCCAGTTATATTGTTGCCAGCATTGGCGGTATTGGTCTAGCAGCGGCAGTTGGATCAGCAGGATTAGCATTCATTACTTCAGTAGTTGCAGTGGGCTTGGCATTGGCCACTTCAAGACTATTGGGATTAACTGGTGGTGCTGGTGGCACACAACAAGATCCAGGTGTGCGTATTCAGTTCCCCCCAGCAACACAAAACAAGATACCAATTGTCTACGGCACAGTCAATACCAAAGGCACTGTGACAGATGCTCGTATCAGTAATGAAAACAAAACAATGACTTATGTGTTGGCTCTAAGTGAGAAAACACAGACAGGAACTTTTAGCATTGGTGAAATTTATTGGAACGACCAACTGTTGGTGTTTGACGCAGACGCTGGTGAAAGTCACATTGTTCGCAGCAGTATTGACCAAAACGGACAAGGCGACAGCAATACCAACTATGATGGACTGATCCGAGTGCGTGTCTACTCAGGCGACACTAACAGCGGCAGTCAAATATTTCCTCCACAGGCCACCGGCAACACTGTGAATGCCCGCACTACACTGGACGAATCAGATACCAACTATCTATTGAATGGTCTAGTGTTTGCAGTTATTCAAATTGACTACAATGGTGAAAAAGGCATTACTGGTCTAGGTCAGGTGACGTTCCAAGTGTCAAACACACTGAACAATCCTGCATTGGTATGGAATGATTACTTGACCAGTGAGCGGTATGGTGCTGCCATTCCCACTGCACAGATCAATACCACTACCAGTATCAGCACCAGTAATGTATTGAGTGTTTTCAATTACAGCAATCAAATACCTGCTAACCAATTCTTATCAAATGGTGTCACAACTTCAACACAGGTTCGCTACCAGATGAATGGTGTTATCTCAACAGGTGACACTGTAAAAAGCAGTATGGAAAAGATTACACAGAGTGCAAGTGCATGGACTACCTTTGACTACAGTCAGGGTCAGTGGAAATTGTTGAACAATCGTGCAGCCAGCGAAGGTGAACTTGCCACAGCATTTGTATTCAATGATGACAATATTCTAGGTGAAGTTGGCATCACTGCTACTAATTTGGAAGACCTATACAATTATCTAGAAGTTGAATATGCAAGTCGCAAGATTCGAGATCAGAATGACTACTTCAAAGGTGCTATTGATGAAAGTGAACTTAATGATCTTGAGCCACCCAACACACTGAACCTGCGATTAGAAATGGTCAACAATGCACTTCACGCAGCCCGTGTGGGACTAATTGAATTGAAACAAAGTCGTGTTGATAAAATTATTACTTTCAATGCTGACTATTCAGCAATACAGTGTGAAGCAGGAGATGTGGTCAAGATTAACAATGACGTTTATGGATTCACAGACAAACTATTCCGCATTACCAAGATTCGTGAAGTTGAAGGTGAAGAAGGAACCCTTACAGTTGAGATCACAGCACTAGAATACAATTCAACAATCTACACAGATGAAACATTAACTGATTCTGCAGACACTCCAGGTTCAGGTATTCCTACATTTGGTGGATCAGCAACGCTGCCAGCACCAAGTCAGCCCATAGTGGCCACTATCTCTACAACTACACCTAGCTTTAGACTGTCAACAATCATTAATCCAGCATCAACCGCAGTGGACGAAGTGCAATGGTGGTATAACACAACCAGCACAGGTGCATTTAGTTATTTTGCCAATGAGTATCCAGCAGGTGGAACATATGCACCGGGCAGTACTGTCACTGACATTGTCAGCTTGCCTCAAGAAGGAACATTCTACTTTCAGGCCAGAACAGGATTGGGATCTAGATACAGCAATCTATCAACTTCAACATCAGTGGGCTTCTATTGGAACCCTAATGACTACGGTGGCATTTAAGGAAAAAACATGGCAAACGGCGTATTAGATTACCAACGATACCTAAACACATTACAAACTCTGAATGATTTAGGTCAGACTTTTCCCAGTAACCAACAGACTTATAATTTTAGTGTAGCTGGTGGCACAACTGCCTCTTGGACTTGCACCATCAGTTGGGAAACATTGATATTAGATACTGTAAGTTATTCAAGTCAAGCAACTGGATATATTCCCAACGTTGACAGCAGTCAAGTTATAGGTTATTATGAAGGAAGCACCAGCACACAATATAGCACTGGTGTTATCAGTTTGCCCGCCAATATGTATGCTGGACCTATTCTACCAGGTGGTGATTATCATGTTCCTCTAACAGTAGTTCACTTACAATGGTTTGATGGAACCACCACATACGCACAGCAAATAGGATTCATTCAGAATTGGGAGCCTGGTGTTGAGATTGCAGATCCTACTCTTGATTTTAATTATTTTCCTGTCTATTCTATACCCAGCACACTAACGCTAACTGGTGATACTGGTATTGTCTATGGT